AGCCAAGCACCAAGGGTCTGGTAGCCTATATTTATTTGAGAGCCGTGAGGCGAGGACCTTGGCCTCTGAGGGGGTGTTCCATACTGAAGGTTCTAGGCTAGAGGATATTGAGTCCGTGTTCCAAGCGATCCGCGATCAAGCCGACCAAACCCTGCGACCCTGCGCCCTTACTTATGAAGGTTTTGCCCAATAAAAAACCCCTCCGAAGAGGGGTTGGTTCTCAGTTTGGAGGACTAAGAAACTGGTTAAGAGTCTGCGCCCTGCGACCCTGCGTGTCAAGTCCTGCGACCCTGCGCCCTTGTATATGATCTTCGCAGCAGAGACCCAGGGTAGGGGACAATGTCCCCTAGGGTTGGATTAGTGAAAGCTGTAGGAAACATTCGCTACGTTCGTATCCCAACAGCTTCGGCAATCGAGACACTTATTACCTTGTGAACTGGCAGGACAAGCTTGGCCAAACGGGGATCGATCCTTGTGAACTGTGGAAGTATGCGCCCATTTGTTGGAAGCAGTCGAATCAATTTTGGTTGCGCTCATGCGGACAACAACATTATCAGGCTGTTCCGTTTGCGCGAGTGCGTCTTTCCAAATGGCGGGTTCTTTGGACGGTATCCAGTGTTTAATCTCTGGAGTCTGTCGGCATATCTCCAGAATATTAGTTGCCATTTGTACGCTTTGCACATCGCCAGAATCGAACCAACGAAAGTATCCGTTCGTGCAAAACTGTCGCAACTCCTCAACCATTTTTGGCACGAACTCTAAACTGGTCATAAAATCCATGCGCCGTTGCATGGCGTTTCTGGTGTTGGGCATGCGGTAGAAACCCTTGAGCGCATAGCAATCGTGGCATACTGTGCCTTCGATCTCTGCGAGCTTCGATCCCGTTTTGCATGCTCGAGCGTCCAACGATATAGCCGGACATGGCATTTTTGACGGGTGTGAAAGTATTTTAGATTTCATTGTTTTAGTCCTCCAAATAAAACTAAATGTATTATATCACAAAAACTAGTGTAATCAAACCTTGCGGTCCTGCGACCCTGCGACCCTGCGATCCAATGTTTTTGAGATATGTAACCTTGGGCTAAACCAATACTCTCTAGCGTAAATCATATTTCGTCCTCTTCGAGTTGACCTATGATATTTTCTAATAGGTTTAAAATAGATTCCTTAATATTTTCCAAGCGCACATCGTCGTTTATTTCATTATAGTACGCCATTAAAATATCTTTTTGAGTATCTGTATTTTTCATTGTGTCCTCCATTAGAACTGGCGTGAAATTCGGGGCATTATGCCCCGAATTTTTCTTCCATTAGTTTGCTAAGTAGTTTGCTAATTTCATTGTTAAGTTCTGGATTTTTCTCTGCCATTTCCATAGGTGAGCTATCCAAAACGCTATAGAAGGCATCAACAAGAAAATTGTAATAAGTCATTTTGTTCTCAAACTGAGAATCTTTTTCTCGTTCTTGGTTAACTGCAATTTCTAAAGCTTTCTCGCTAATTGCGAGTATGTCTACTGTTCTACTGTATGTGTTTTCCATTGTGTCCTCCAATTTAAGACAAGTAAATTGTATCACAGTTACAAGCAGACACAAGCAATAACTAGTGACTTTTAAATAATTAAACTGCAGCCACAACCGCAGCACCCTGCGACCCTGCGACCCTGCGACCCTGCGACCCTGCTTTTATATATGTGAATACTCGAGCCCAGGATAGTTGTTCAATGGTGCAGTAGTTTGCTGCTGTTTGATGGATCGATCCGAAGTACTACTACCAGTTGGCAATAAAAAGCCCCTCCGAGGAGGGGCACATAACAGAGGACACTGTTATACGAAGAAACCATTACTGTTTTTAACGTAGACTGACGTGGTTATCTTTGAAGGTGTAAATTTTATTTTCATATGCCCGTTTTTCTCAAGAGTTTCTACCATTTCTTTGTTGAGGGGTATCCACTCCGCGAAATCGTCACTGCCAACAGCGTCACGACACTTCTCCCAAACGTCTTTTGTCTTAGGTGAAAAACCTTGTGCGTAGATGACGTGACAACTTTTGTCATTCAATTTATCGGACTCAAAAGTTCCTGACATTAGATAGATACCGTCATCTTTGACTAGGTGTAAACCAAACTTTTTGGTAGGTTCTCCTCCCTTACCGTTGGGAATAGCACGGTCATGGTTACGCATGAACTCCATCATGCGCGAAAACTCTTTACTCTTAAAGGTTAGTGTTGTCATTTCAATGCCTCCTCAATCTTATAAACCGCATCAGGGCTGAAGCCTCCGATGTTCCATTCAGTAATGTCCTCAACGTTGAGACCATTAGCACCACAATAGTTTTTACCATTCTTCCAATTGTAAAGCGTGGCGATTGTGCCATCTTCAAACTTGAAAGCCCACTCAGCGTCTACTTTGTAAGTGTCACCGCTTGAGTGTGGGTTACCTAGTTTGTCGATGATGTTTTGAAAAGTAGAGGTAGTATAGCCCTGCAAGTGTGAGCCACCTATCTCTCTGTTTGTTGCTTGTTCCATTTTTAGTCCTCCAAAAAGAGGGGCATTCGCCCCTCTGTTATTATGCCAAATCCCCGAAAAGATTAAACCGCTCTTTCCACTCAGGCTCTGCGTACACTAGCCGTCCGTGATCAAGAATGTTGGCACGGTATTCGTCACCGTATTCGTACTCGCCTTCAGGCATGAAATCAGATGTAGCGGAAGTGAACCACCGCGCATAGGGGTCTCTATCTTCATTGTCAGGCTTCTTGTAGGTTTTCAGGATACGCCATTCAAAACCATTAGCACCTTTATAGATTGCATAAGGATTCTCAACGTCGCGTCTTTTACCAAATGGATTACTCATATCTTTTGTCCTCCGTTTTAAGACAAGTAAATTATAACACATAAAACACAAGAGTACACAAGTTTTTTTATCTTTTTATCCTGCGACCCTGCGACCCTGCGGTTCTACTTTTTTTAAAGGGTAGCAGCCGAAATAAAAAAGGGGCTCGAGGCCCCTCCCAGTTATTCGTGGATGGTGTCTTTGTGCTCGAGACCTTCATCTAGTCTCAAGAGTATGGTTTGCAGCCGCGTACTGTTTTCTTCTGAAGCAGCATGTACGATGGGCATTTTGATATCGGCGTGACCGACCACGTCTACATACTCTACATGGCAGCCATTATGGATGATGTTCTGTAATGCGATGATGTCTTGGTCTGATAAAAAGACATTAGGCTTTCTGTACTGGTCATTCATTGTGGTGTCCTCCTTAGTGAACGAGAGTGTAGTGTAGTATACATGACACTACACTACAGCCTGGGTTTTATATTCTACTAGAGCCAAGCAGCAGCCCTAGAATCCAGAGCGCGATCCCCGCTAGGGACAAACCGAAACCGATTAGTGTGTGTAGGATTGTCAAAGGATTGTCTTCGATGTATCCGACTCCACTCAAAATCAGGATAAATCCTGCGAAGAAATGCAAAGAGATTGTGAAATTTTTCATTGTGTCCTCCAATTGTCTGAATCACCTGTGAATGTGCACGTTAATGCTAGGTATTCGTGAGCATGTTCTAAAGCTTCTTGCTCAGTAGCTAAGCCATAGCGGGTAAAACATTCATAATCTACCCATTGATCATTAATTCGGGTTTGTAGATTAAAGGTCGCGCTCTCGTTCCATTCAATCCGAATGCACTCGCCGTTATGTTCAACTTTCCAATATTTCATTGTGTCCTCCAATGGAGGGGCTTTCGCCCCTTCGGTTGTTGTTAGCTGTAATCAACTTCTTGAATATCGTAAACGTCTCGGCAGCCGACGGCTTCCTTTACTTTTTCCCACACGTCGGAACCTTCTTCAGTGTTCAAGGTTCTGCCACGGCTAACCGCGTGGTAACTGTCAATACTCAAAAGCTCCCGTTGTTCGTAGTTTACATCTTCTTCAATAGTCTCTGAAAAAGTGAGCCAAACGGTAAACTCGTACTCGTCTTTATCCCGATATGGGAACTCGGCAGTATATTCTTTAGCCATTTACATTTCCCCCCAGCCAGCCGAACGACACCAGGCATTATCTGCTTTGCTGTTGGCCTCGATACGACGAACCCGATCAGATCCCTCACATTCGTTACACCAGATAGCTTCGCCATCAATCCCAGTAGAGCCACACGGATATTCGATTTCGCGGAAGTCATAGCCACGAGGAATATACTTTTTAATTGTGTTTTTACATCTCATTTTACTGCCCTCTCAAAATCGGGGCTGTTGCCAGCCCCGTCTCCTTTATTTAACCCAATCACGACCCATGAAGTTGAACTCAACGATAGTGTCGAGGTTGATTGACCTCCACGCTTTTTTGGGGTCTTCACCTTTACGAAGTAGGTTGATATCAACCACCGACAGTAACCGCTCACGGTTACCGCGTAACTCACCGCCCGAAAAGAAACGTTCGGCTGATGGTAATACGCAAACCATCTTACGAAGTGAATTATCCTTTTTAATAAAGGTTACAGAAAAGAACTTACGGCCAACGGCCTCTTTAATTATTTGCTTGTCAAACATGACTCGCGTCCTCTGTTGTGTGGGGTTTTTTGTAGTCCCCGCTAACTACACTTGATATACTATAGACTAATGTAAATTAATGTATTAGACATTAGTCTAATATCGTGCAAA